ATTTTGAAAGACACGAAGAAAACAGCGGAATAAAATACGTTTCAATGCCATATGACCATGAGAACTGGGTTATACGCCCCGTCCTCGCTGGTATGTGTAGTTATGAGTCTTTGATTAATGGTAAAATACATATCGAAGATATAGCACGTATGAATGACGCTTTAGACGTGAAAGACGAAAACGAGCGGCTTATGCACGAATCAATAAATAGGGAGTAATATCATGGAGACAGAAGTTTTAAAAGAGTTTTTAGTTAAGCTTGGTTTTAACATAGATGAAAACTCGCTTAACAATTTCAACTCATCCATAATAAAAGCTTCGGCGGGTGTAATGGCTTTTGGTGTAGCCGTTACCGCAATGGCTGGCGAGATCGTTCACACAGTTCAAGAGGTAGCAAACCAATATAAGCAATTAGATTTACTTGCGAAACAGCTTAATACAACAGCGGAAGCAGTGGATGGGTTCATAGACACTGCTGGAGTAATGGGCATTAGCGAAGAGACTGCCACAGAATCACTTAAATCAATGTCAAGAGCCGTAGAAGATGCGGGAATGGGTATCGGACGTTCTAAAGTAATCTTTGAGAAACTTGGTATTTCTGTAACTGATGCAAATGGCAAAGTGCGTGGAACCATGGACGTAATGTCCGACTTACAAGTAAAAATGCAAGGAATGGGAAGAGGGGAACAGCTTAGAGTTATGGAGCGTTTAGGACTTGACCCTAAAATGCTTCTAATGTTTAACGCCTCTTTGGAAAAAACAAAATATATCGGCGGAGAACTTTCTAAGATTGATGTAGCAGCAGGTTTTAACCTTGATAAATCAATAGCAGAGTCAAAAGCTTTTAGCGCATCTTGGAAAGATATGCGGATGGAAATCAATCTTTTCAAAACTCTCTTTGATAAAATAAAAGAGGCGATAGCGGTTTATCTTATGCCGAAAATAAGAGAAGCGATTGAGAAGATTACTTCTACTATTCACGATATGCGTAACGAGGTTATGGAATTAGCCCCGAAGATAGAAGCATTTATCAAGCCACTGCTAACAATGATTTTAAATCTTGCCGACGGATTTGTAAGACTTGGTGCTAGAGGCATTAAGGTTGTAATAGACCTTGCTAAAATGCTCATTAACACTTTCTTGGAAGTAAACGAAAAGACGGATGGGCTTATCGGAATAGTAGGCGGTCTCGTTGTTGGGTGGCAACTACTAAATAAAGTTTTTCTATCTTCTCCAATCGGAAGAATCATTTTGTTAAGTGTTGCAATACTTGCTCTATATGATGACTTTCTAACCTTTAAAGAGGGCGGCGATTCCCTGATAAATTGGAATAGTGACTTTGCGCAGGGGGCTTTGGAAGTTGTTAAAGTTCTCGGCTATGTAGCGGGTGCAGTGCTGGCGGTAAAAGGCGCAATGATGGTTTATGGAGTTGCAATTAAAATGGTAACAATGTTTACGACCGTATGGCGTACCGCTCAAATGGCTTTAAACTTTATCTTATCTGCTAATCCTATTGGGTTGATAATAATTGCTATTGCGGCTCTAGGCGTAGCGGGGTATGAACTTGTGAAGCACTGGAAAGTAGTCAAAGACTTTTTTACGGGTCTGTTCTCATCAGTAGGTAAAAGCTTTGATAAAATATCAAAGATGGGTAGTGCAGTATCTGGCTTCTTTGGAAGTAACTCAACTGTATTAAAACCGAGCGATGCTAGTACGGGGTCAAGCGTGAATCAACAAACAGTCATACATGTTCACGGTAATGCTAATCCACAAGCAACAGCTCAGGCGGTAGCAACACATCAATCAAATGTGAATCAGAATCTAACACGTAACGCAACAGCGAGGGCGAGATAATGGCAAATATAATCCCACGTAGCGGACGACTAATCGGCACTATTATCCCCGACTTAGTTATTGAAGAACAGACAACAGATAGCTATGAGATAACAAGTCATCCTGTACAACAAGGCGCATCTATAAGCGACCATAAATATAAAAAGCCTATTGCCCTAAAAATGGACTTAATGTTTAGCGGAGATAATCAGGCGGAATTGGCAAATAAATATCAAAACTTACTTTTGCTTCAATCTTCATCAGACGTATTTACAGTCACAACAATGAAACGAATCTATAATAATATGCAGATTAAATCTTTGAGTGTGACGACAGATAAAACGACAGAAAACATTCTAAAGATTAGTGCAGAGTTCCAAGAGGTCATTATCGTATCAGTTCAAACTATAGATAGTTTTCCGCCAAAACAAGTGCATAAAAATTCTAAGAAAACGGCGAAGAATGATAAGAGCGGTCAAAAATCAGCGCAGGATGTAACAGACGCTAAAAATAAAAATGTGTCTTTTATGTCGAACATAGCGAAAGGGATATTATGACAATCTACACGATATCTTTAACGAATGACAATCAGCAATTTAACGTCATTCTAAACGATACTTCATATAATGTGACACTTCAATATAATGAGCTTCAAGGATGGTTTATAAATATAGCCGACATAAATCTTATTCCAATAATCAGCAACATACCGCTCACTACAGGATTAGATTTGCTTTTGCCTTTTGCCTATTTAAACTTTGGCTTTCAATTATTTGCCATAACAGATGGAAATGATTTGCCGCCGACTTATGATAATCTTGGCACTCAATCTAATATATATTTCGTGGTGCCGTAATGCAACAATGGATTAGACATTGTGGGCTTGTAATATCTGCGGGCAGTGCATCACTTGATTTATCACAACTGCGAATTACTTTCGAAATAAAACGCAGTCAAACAGAAACGCCGAATCAGGCACAAATCAAAGTATATAATCTATCGGAAGATACGGCAAATCTATTAGTTGCAGAGGGTCAAAGAGTCACTTTACAAGCGGGATACAAAGATAACTTTGGTGTAATCTTTGACGGACAATGCACACAGATTAAAAAAGGGCGCGAGGGCGGAACTGAAACTTATATAGAGATCAATGCAAGTGATGGAGATAATGCCTACAACTTTGCTTTTGTAAATACAACTTTAACTGCTGGAAGTTCACAAGCAGATCACGTTAATGTAGTTCAAAAATCTATGGGAATAGGTCACACTCAAAAAGATACTAAATCTAAGAAGTTACCACGTGGTAAAGTAATGTTTGGCGAGGCTAAACACATAATGAGAAAATCAGCACAAGCTCACGGGCAAGATTGGTCTATTCAAGATGGCCAACTTCAAATCATCTCGAAAGATAACACACTTAAAAATCAATCAATAGTGTTGAACTCAAAAAGTGGTTTAGTAGGTGGTGCGGAACAATCCACAGACGGCATCAAGGCAAAAGCACTTTTGAATCCTATGATAAAAATCGGTGCATTAGTAATCATAGACGAAAAAGACGTAGAGTTTGCGAAAATAAAAAATACTAAAGAATCAAAAAAAGATCCCGTAAATAAAGCGCCAACTATAACACACGATGGTCAATACAAGGTTATAGAAGTAACTTATAATGGCGATACATACGGCAATGATTGGTTTTCGAGCATAGTTTGTATTGAGTCTAATGCCGTTAAGACGGGAAAAGAGGGATAATGTTAGCTAATGAAAGAATAGGAGACCCACAAGAAGCGTTTAAAAGTGGTGTTGAGGGTCACATGTATAATATCTGGACGGCTATCCCCGCCATTATAAACACAGTGGATTATGTGAATCAAACGCTTACGGCTCAACCCGCTATTCAAGCGAGTATGACAGATAAAAATCAAAAACAAACTAATGTAAATCTTCCTTTATTGGTTGATGTTCCTTTCCAGATTTATGGCGGTACTGGTTTTGTTTTTACGATGCCGAAACTAGAGGGTAGTGAATGTCTAATTGTTTTTAGTTCACGATGTATCGATGGATGGTGGCAGAGTGGCGGAGTTCAACCACAAGCAGAGGTTAGAAATCACGATTTGAGCGACGGCATGGCTATAATCGGTTTTAGAAGCCAGCCCCACAAGATATCAAATTACAACACGACTGCGCCAGAACTTAGAACGATCGACGGCGCAACGAAGATAACACTCAATAATGGGAATGTAACCATTACTGGGAATGTAATCGTAAATGGAACTATAACAGCAACGGGCGATATAACAGCAGGCAGTATTTCGCTTAAAAATCATAAACATAGCGGTGTAACAACTGGCTCAGGAATAACGGGAGTACCACAATGATATACAGACAATTAGATGATAATGGCGATTATACTTTCGGCTCTGGATTAGCAAACTATTATCATAATACACCCGATGGTGTAGCACAAGCCGTACAGACAAGATTAAAACTTTGGAGTGGCGAATGGTTTTTAGATATAACCGACGGCGTTCCGTTTATGGGCGGAATTTTAGGGAAATATACTGGGGATACAATAAATCAACTTATAGCGCAAGTGGTATTAGACACCACTGGCGTTTTGTCAATCGTATCATTCAGTGGTGTGTATAATGGCGATGATAGAAGTTATCACATAAATGCGGTTATAGACACTATCTATGGAACTGCGAATATATACGGAGCATTTTAATGGGCGCATTATCAAATTTAGACACAAGCGGTTTTTCTTATGCAGATTTTCCAACACATTTGACGTATGTGCAAGATATATTTCGAAATATTTATGGACAAGATATATACTTAGAGGCAGATAGTCAAGACGGGCAATTATGTGCCGCTTTCGCAACCGCTCTCTATGATACGAATCAAACGATGGCACAAGTCATCAACGCACTATCTCCAGTTTACGTTCAAGGCGCACAACAATCATCAGCGGTATGTCTAAATGGTATTCAAAGACTACCCGCAACAGCTTCAACGGCTACACTCACGCTCGGCGGTTCGGCTGGAACTATAATCTCAGGTGCAAGCGCGAAAGATACAAACGGGTATATTTGGGATATCGCAACTTGTACTATTGGAAGCGGTGGAACGGTCACGGCTCTTGCTACTTGCGAGACAGTCGGTGCAATTACGGCTTTACCAAATACAATCACAACGATCAATACGCCTATCTTTGGTTTTAATTCTGTGACGAATGCAAGTGCGGCGACAACAGGGCTTAATACTGAATCAGACTCAGCACTAAGACAAAGACAATTATATAGCACAGCAATATCTTCTATAACTGTTCTAGCGGGATTATATGGCGCACTTCTGGCGGTAACAAATGTAACACGCGCTAAAGTTTTGGAAAACGCAACAGCAACAACAGACTCAAACGGTTTAGTTCCTTTTTCTATTTGCGCAATTGTAGAGGGTGGAGCGACACAAGATATAATTAACACAATAGGCTTACGTAAAACTATGGGTTGTAATACAAACGGCACAACGTCAGGAACTTATACGGATGCTTACGGAATGAATACGCCTATTAAGTTTTTTATGGTTGCTTACACGCCTATTTATATCTCAATCTCAATGCATCAATACGCGGGATATACTAGCACGATAGCGACAGAGATACAAAACTCTCTTATCGCTTATATAAATAGTTTAGCGATAGGTCAAACGGTACCCTATGGCAGATTATGGACTTATGCAAATCTCTTAGGAGCGACAGACAGCTTGACTTATTCAATCACTGCTCTAACTCTTGGAACTTCTGCAAGTCCTACGGGTGTTATTGATGTACCGATTGCATTCAACTATGCATCGCAAATTACAGCTTCAAATATTGCGATTACGGCGGTGTAATATGGATTACACAACATATTTAACAAGCGAGCATCAAGTGCCGAACTTCCAATCAATCATTACGGGGCTTACTACACCACTAAATGATTTACAGAGTCTTAATATCGATCTTGATGTAAATACCGCAACGGGTAGTCTGCTTGATACAATAGGCGCGTGGGTCGGCGTTAGTAGAATATTGACACAGCCTCTTGATGTTCAATTATTATGGGATACATCAGGGAGAACTTGGGATAGTCTTTATAGTTGGGTAGCTGAGGGAACACCAATAAGTGGTATTACTGTTTTAGATGATACTACATATCGCAATATAATCAAGTTTACGATTATAAAAAATCATTACGACGGAACAAAACAAACAGCATTAACGGCTTTTTCTGCTCTATCATCTTCAGAGTTAATTGATTTTGAGGATGTTGGAAATATGTCCATCAATGTCATTTTACTTGGTTCGATTTTAGATACAATCACAATATCGCTAATTACAAATGGGTATTTAAGCTTTGCGCCGTTTGGTGTAAATGGCGGATACCTAGAAACAAGCAGAGATTCAAGCCCTATGTTTGCTTGGGGTAACAACTCTGAATATTTCGGCGGTTGGGATACATCATCTTGGGCGAATATATATAATATTTAAAGGAGTTTTTTAAATGGCTGGAACAAATAATATTTTACAGTTTGACTCAAATCAAATTAATGTGTTAAGTCAATCAAGCTATGCAACTGATGCGGACAGATTAAATGGAAACGCATATAGCACGGGTCAGGCGAGAAGTGCGCTAGTTAATAAAGCACTATTACAGACTTCTACTATGTCGGCGGCACTCGCTCAATTTATTGTGGATAATTCAGGTGCAAATGTCAATGATAGTGACTCAATCACAACAATCAAAAACAATCTTTTAACAGCGGTTGAAGCGGCGGCAGGAATCGGCGGAACTTCAACAGACCCATCAAATACTTATCAAGTAAATGGCGCAGTCAGGCATGTGAACTATTTTAGTGGTGCTTTAACGGGTGTCATCTCCATCAAAATAGCCGGACTCGTAACAGCTACAGCATCACGAGTTGATTTAGGGCTTATGAAAATCGTCATCACGCAAGATGATAGAGACCACTCGAGTGTAACTAATCCCGCATCTTACGAACTTCTCATAAAAGGAAATATGGATACTGGCATGTGGTACAATACTCAGGCTATGTGTCCCGCTACAAACTCTACAACATCATTAAATATCAGGTTTACTCGCACTACCACTGATGCCTACGTAGAAATAGGAGATATAGGGTTAGCTTGGAATTACACAACACTAGATATCTATCACGTAGCTTCTTATGTATTAACGGGGTATACGCCAACTTTCACAAGTACATTACAAAACTCATTACTTGGTACAACTGCAACAGATAGCA